GACCTGCTGCGGGATAGCAGGATTCTGCACAGCTGCCGGGGCCGGCTGCGCGGGTTTGTCCATTGCTTCAATCTCTGCTTTCGTGTAGCCGGCCATAGCAAGGGCCGCTTTTTCACTGGTTTTCAACTTTGATCGCCTCCATAATTACATAAGTGTCATGCGCCAGGCATTTGACTACCTGGTCTTTGTCGCCTTTGGTGACGGGGCCCACGGCACAGCACTGCCGCGTGTGGGCATCGTTGGCCCAGTCACTGTAGTAGCCCAGGCCCAGACGGGTGCACAGTTCAGCCAGCAAATATGCACGTTCGTTTGTGACGGCTTGAGCAAAAATGATATAACAGTTCATAACGGTCAGCCGTTCTTGATGTCGTCCAAGGCAAGACGCATTTCGGTGATAGCGGCAGTGTTTTCCTTAACTACCGTGTTACACTGGTACCACATCAGCAAAAAAGCGGCGATGGGAAATCCTACGTTGGAAATAGCCTGTAAAACAGTGTTAGCATCCATTTTTGTGCACCTCCAATAAATATGAGTAGAATAAAATCCCAGGTTCTTGCGCTGGCTGACGCTTGCCCGCCCCTTCTGGGGGCTGCCTTTGGGCACCTGGGATTAACTTTATTATATTCGATTGCTGGAAAAAATCAAGTGTTGCTGCAGTACTCGCGGAAAAAAATTTCATCCGAATACCGTTCAAATTCGATATGCCGCTGCAGGTACGCGGGCCAGATATACCCATACGCGGCCCGGAATCGTTTTCGCTCATAGTCGCCGGAGCCGTATGCCGGCATGTCGCCGGACCGGTGCCGACATACATAATATACGGGTTTGCTTTTGTGCTCATAGATGCAGCACCGGCCGATCTGCACAAGTGGGTAATATTCGCGCAAAGGTCGGGATACCACAAGACTTTTTTCTTCGGCGCTGTATTGGTTTTCAATCGCGGACCGGTAAAAATCTGTTCCGCTCATGGACCTGTACAGGGCAGTCTTTGCTTTTTCCTTTGCGACCGGGCTGTCCACCAAGTCAATCAGTAATATGCCCTTGTCTTTCAGCAGCTTGACGCGCTCTTTCTTGCCGATCATCCTTTCAACGGTATCGGTAATATCCCATTGCATATAGTAGGGGTTTGCCATGCCCACGGCATTGGACATGCACAACAGCGTGATGGGCTTTTGTCCCTGCAGTTCTCGGTTACGGTTGACTGTCTCGTATATATTGGCAAGGCCCACGCCCTCACCGCGCCGGTAATAGTCGGATTCTTCTTTTTGGTATTCATCCAGGATTATGATACTCGTGTTGGGGCTCGAAAAGCCACGGGTGCGGGCCATGGTAACAACGTTGCCCAGTACCCCCGACATCTGCGCGGGCCGAATAGGGACCCCGGTGTCAGTATAGGCCCCGGCGTTGCCCACCTCATACATGCCAGCGATCTGTGACATCTTAAAGGGTGCATAGTGTGTATTTAAGTCCTTGTTTAACGGGGACCACGGCCACATCAAGGGAGATGAGCAAATCAGCTCCGCCTGCTGCGGCGTGCGGCGCAAATACAAAAACTCTTCTTCCTTTTGGTGCACGTGCTTGAGTGCTCCATACGTCTTGCCGGTGCCGCGTCCGCCCCAGATAAATATGATAGGGGCCCCGGTGGACAGAATGCCGTCATCCTCGGAAAAGTTGGGCCAGCCCTCATCCGTAAAAAGCTTAATCATCAAACTACCTCCATGATCTTGTACCCCAATATCTTGGCGTACTCGTCGGTTATGCCCAGGGTGTAGGTATTGTCACAAATACATAGATTGCGGGTTATGTGGACCCGGTGCCCGTCAACTACAAAATCTGGCACCTTGGGGCGATCATTATAAATGACTTGATTGCCGGCAGCCAGGCAAAACGTAAACCCTGGCTTAAAGGCATCAAAACCACCCCACAGGGCTAATTCAAGGCCACCTTTGCGCTTGCTAACTCCGGCTATTGTGGTTGTAATCCTGCCGCCCTTGGTGTAGGTGGTGGCGTATTTTTTGGCGCCCCAGGTCATAAACTCCGCATAACTGTGTTCTTGTTCGTATACGCCCATATAGTGTATATTCCCCTTGGGGTCTGTAGCATAGGCCCCGTTATCTTTTGCAAGCTGCTTGACCGCCTTGTTAAACTCTGTCAAGTCAATGACGCCCATGTATTTGACGCTGTCGGTATCACAGTACACGCCATTTTTGCCGGCAGCCCATTGTGCGATCTTGAGGCGCTTGCGCGTGTGAGCCGTTGTCCACACTCCCCATTGATATGGCAAAAACAGATGCGGGCAGTGGCTGTTATAACTGCCCTCCGGGTCGTCGGTGCACTCACTCCACAGGTTGTCGGGGTCATCCTCATCAAAAAGCGTGTCCAGCTGCAAGGGATCTTGTGCTGTCATGCCGTAATAACTGTTTAAGTCGCCTTTGGCTTTGACATAATACAAGTCTTGGCCGGCCACACCTTTTAATGATGTCTTGCCGGTGTAGCTCTCTTTTACACAATCTGTCAAGGGCTTTGGCAGCTTGCCATAATCGGACGTGTACAGGTCCAGCACATTGAGGGCATCCCAGTCATACTCCTTGGCAATAATCCTAAAATCAATGTCTGTTACGGTGATCTCAAAGTGATCTGCGGACAGTAACCGGCCATTGTCATTTATGTATCCCTCGCAGTGACGGACTTTCGCGAGAGGAATGTACGGAAATCCCCACCACTTATACCGTTGGCGCAATCCTTTGACCTGTAGGCGCATCAGGCAGGCTTTGCCGTGCCGCATACATTGCATGAGGCGCTGCACGGTCGCGGGCTCCTGCCGAAATGGTGTCATCGGGAAATAGCATTCACATTGCGCGGCAGGATAGGCGCTTGACATATCGAAGGACCCGACGTTTTCAAGATGGAGCCCCACATAATACCGATTGGCGTGGGTGTCACCGCCTCGGAATGCCTCGCGCAACATCTGGTACAGTTCCCACGACGGCAGCAGGCGTTTAACTCGGTTAATGCCCCACTTGTACATTGCCTGCCGCGCCATACGTCGGACGTAACCAGTTCGTGTCAATGGCAGAGTGTACAAATCGTCTCCGTCGCGCTTCATCTCGATCATCAGGCACTCCACAATGCACCGCACATCATTGATACAATACGCCAATTCCGTGGATGTCAACGGGGTCCAGGGGTACCGGACTTTGGAGTAATCAAGGGTACCTGTTAATTTTGCATGAGGGGCTCTCAGCTGCTTGCCCCATGCGTCAAGTGACAGATTGCTGTGGCGCATACTACACCGGTATTCGATCGCGCGGTTGTCACATTTCAAAACCCTCCGGGGTTTGCTTGCAAATACCTCACCGGGGGCAAAATCCATAACCCCGGAGAGATACTGAAATTCGTGCGCCAGATTGTGCACATACATGCACAGATACCATGCACCTTGCGGCCCACTATTGGCCCTTAAGTAGTCGCTGATTGTGTCGGTAAAATGCAGCCATTCGTCCCAGGTACGGCCTATGATTGTGACATCTAGGCCTAGCTGGCACTGCCATATATACATGATGGTGTGGGGGTTACCGTCAACGTCGGTACAAACTCGGCTGGTTTCAATGTCAAACGCGCACGGCATATTGACATATAGGCGCTTTTTGTTCGTTTTGCGCTTTTTGCCCTTGGTGTGCTTGCAATCCAGGTGCTCCATGAGCCACGGCACCGGATTGTAATTACAAGCCTCCACCAAAACCTCCGCGCAAGTCGGCAGAGCTGCTGCCCTCACTGTAGTCCCAGTCTTTGCCATAACTGACCTCACCTTGCTGCCATTTGACAAAATCGTCAATGCTGACATTATAACCGCCTTTTTCGCGCCAATACATGATGGGCTGATCTGACGGGTAATAGTACACACCGGAGGCCTTGACGATCTCCCACCATTCGGACAGGGCCGTGTACTGATCTTCCGGGACCTCGGACACGTCAATGCCTCCTACTTTCATTTTTGCGGCAAATTCCTCACGGGCACCGCCCACGGTGGACCCTTTGGCTCGGACAAAACGCGCCACATCTGCAAGGGCTTGTTCAAGCGCTTTCCGGTCTCCGCGCATCGCCTTGATGGTGGGAAAGCCTCCGGCAAATTCTTTGTAAATGTCGCTAGTGCTGCTGATCGGGTCCTTTGACAGTCGCTTGATACGTTTCTGGGCAATGTCACGCAATCGCGTGTATTCCTTGCGCATCTCACTATCGGGCCAGGATTCCAGGGCATACGGGGTATATAGTTCTGCGTCATATTTAAGAGACGCTCTTGCTTTGGCTGCACCGACGGCCATACTTCTCACGTTCCTTTCTTTCCAAAATCATCAGATACCAGTCGAGGGGATCTGTTTTAATGTCCAGGTACCGGAAAAGAGTTTTGGCCCAGTCGGAACAAAAAAACTTTGCGTCCTTTTCGACCACTCCGCTATACACAATAGCCATTGCAAGGCCCTCTATAGGGTCTTTGCTTCCCAGCAGTATGGACTTGTTAATGATTTTCATGGTGATCTCCTAAAAAATAAGGGCGGCCATAGGCCGCCCACCGTCAAAACGGCAAATCATAATCGTCGGGCAACGGTATAAATTCCTCACTCGTCACCCGCATCGTCGTCATTGTCTTCATCTTCCTGACCGGAGATAACAAGTTCGGGGTATCCCTTGTCGTTTTCCTCCACAGTCAAAACGACGTTTCGCAAGGTGATTTTGCGCATCCAGTCGGACATTGTTTCATCGGGGTCGATCTTGATGGATACAGACGGAGCATCATATTTGCCGGATTTCAGCCATATTTCACCTTCTTCGATCTCAACCTCCCTTTCGACTTCCTGCAGCTTGATGTAGTTCATGTCGGATTTACGGGACTTACCGGTGGACTTCTTGTCGGTGGTCTTCTTGTTGGGGGCCTTCTTGTCGCGTTTAGTCATGATAATTGTCCTTTCTGCTCTGTCATCATCAGTACCGGGTGAGCGGTCCCGGTAGACGGCCCGGAGGGCCGTTTCGACTTATTAGCGACGGTATTCACGATACCAGGATGCAACCACATCACGGACCTGGGCAGCACCCTGGTACCGAATATTTGCGGTATGGTTGGTACCCTCAAAAGCCTCCAAGAGACTCACTTGTTCGTTGCAATGGGCAAGGGCCTTCCGGTAGCCGGCAAGCCATGCACTTTTGCGCGCGTCGCGGGGCTCCTCATATTCGCAACACGTCACACGGCCGTCCTTGTGAATCTCAACGATAAACTTGCGCATTTCCATGTAATGGACCTTCTTTCTTTACTCTTTGCTATAATCAAGGCTTTGATCTTTCAGGGCAAATACTAATTTGTTGATCTTGGAGCCGTCCGCGAAAATAAACATATGGTCAATGATTGCTTCACGGTACACACGGGGCATTGTCCGTAATTCACCGGACCAGAGGGGCAAGTCACCTTTCGTTGCGCTGTACACATCGGCCCGAATGTCGGGTGACAGACTGTAGCAGTTATGGTACATGTCCATGATGGTCATGTTGCGCTTCTTCATGGTCACAGCTCCTTAAAGTACCACTCGGCATTCAGGGGCTCTTCAAAATCGGGGTTGCTGCCGTTGCATGCATCGGTGGTATAGTCGATAATGTAGGGGACATCCCCCACCAGGTAAGTGCCATCATCCTCACGGTCAAGGGACCCTGCATTCAGGTACTCTTCCACAAAATCCAGGCCGGTGTCCTTGTCATACAAATGGACCTCTGCAGTGTTGCCAAGTGCGTCTTTAATAATCATGGTGATTATCTCCTTTCATCCAAAAGGGGCTGATCTGGACGGGCCCGGGCTGGGCCCCATTGGGTGCCCCTACTTTCATTATCTATAGTATAATTAATAAATGTGAACTGAATATGAACTGAATATAAACCAATGGTTACAATCGGTACCACTCCCCTACCCTACAGGGGTGTGGGTACTATTATTTGAGGGTGCTAGCAT